TGTGACTTCGCTGATGCACTATTTGAAGAAAATGATAGCGACGATGCAGAAGAACCGTTTGAGGGCGGTGAAGAGAGGAAATCCATACTGGTAGAGTAAAAAAAACGGGCTAGGAGAGCCACTGAGTAGCCTTCTCTAACCCGTCAGGTATGTACCTAGCCGAAAGGTACTAATTCTTCTGTATGACGCTCCTAGCTTGATACAGAGGATTTTACTTTTTCACAGCCTTTTTAGCTGTCTGAAATGCAGTTGCTCCAAAATATGCAGCTACAAGACCTGATAATGCCAGATATGCCATCTCCATTACGTTGGCATTCTGATATCTTTCCGGCCATCCTATGATAGCTACAGTCATAGCAGCCATCATTACAAGAACAACCCAACACATTCTACGTCGATTAACCTGATACGTTTCTTTATCAGGAATATTATCTTTGGCTTCAGCCATAATTTATCTCCTCATATTACTTAATGGATTATCCAATGCTTTCTTAATTGTTGATTTGGTTTGATCTTCAAGTGATTTCATTTTGTTTGTAAGAGATTCATCAAGGCTATCCATACGAGAATTAATTCTGTCTCGCAAAGTATTGTTACGATCATTCTCTTTATCTATCATAGCACGAACTTCATCTTGCATAGTCTTGGTTCTACGATCTACTCCCTCGACTAACTTTTCTGTTCGTATAATCTCATCCTTCAAATCATTCTTTATATCTCTTGCATAGTCTCTGGCATCTGAGGCTGACTGTTTAATCACTGCCTCCAGTTCTCTAAGATTATTCATATCCTGTCTTAGCACGGCCAGCTTCTTGTCAAAGGCAGACAAATCAGGAGCTTTATATTTTTCTATCTTTGAACGCATGTTCATATAGTCTTTGTAAACTTCAAAGCCTCCCCATAGGCCACCAACCACTGTACCTATAAGAGGAAAAAGGAGTAACAGCTTACTCCCTCCAATCTTAATACCTTTATATTCCAGTTCAGCCATTGTTCCTGTCCTTTAATTTATTTTCATAAAGTCCATATTATTTCCATTGACTATTTACAATTTCAGAGTGCGCCTGATTACTTCCGCCAAACATTAAGTACTGTGCTATATTATTTGTTGGCAGGGTACTGTCTGGTATGGTAGCTCCACTGAAGAAACCGGGCGTGTCCTGTAGAGTAGCCTGTGCATTAAAGAAGCTACGACTGTTACCAAGAACGCCCATGACTGCCAGTGTCCTTACCTGATTGGTCGAGTCATACTTGCTCTTGTCATTCATCTTGCTCATAATTTTCTTGGCAACTTTCTCTTTAACTTTCTGAGCAACAGTTTTCTTCTGAGCGGGTTCAGCCTGTTCTTCCTGCTGTTCTTCTGGCTCCTCTGCACTAGCAGTTTCGGTAGGAGTTTCTTGTTCTGCAACATCTTGTTCAGCCACTTCTGCTTCCTGTATTTCTTCCTCAACCTCTGCCGTGACTTCCATTTCTTCCTGTGCGGCTTCCGGTTCTACGGGCTGTTGTATTTCTATTTCCAGTTCCACGGTTTCAATTTCTTCAACCACTATTTCTGTGGCTATCTCCACTTCTTCAGGCTCTACAGGTTCAAGTTCTACCTCTATCTCCTGTATATCAACAACCTCTACCTCTTGCTGTAAATCAATTATATTTAAAACTTCTGTCTCTAAAATCGTAACAAGATCAAAAGTCGTGGTGAGAAAGGGGTTGTCGAATCTTGGACCAAAAAATCCAGTTGGAAACCCCGCATCTATGCCGAATAACTCAAACTCCCCCCGTAGTCCTGTGAAAGTATTTTCCGGTATGACCTGAGAGAAAGCAAAAGGCCGTGTGCCTGTAAAGTCCAGTTCAATTTCATGTTCAAACTTATGTACAACATTGTCTACATCCAGCAGAGTAACAGTAAGATTAAATATATCCCTACAGTCACTGTTCTGCATGACGTTGCCACCGACACATGAGGCCAGCACAGAGTTGCTTGGGTGGGACTCAACGTCCACACCGTAGTTCATATCAAAGCCACGATTGATCTGGTCTATGGTCATGTTATCTTCCAGATCAAATGTGCTTGTATATGTTCCTCCCGGCCCCTGCTTACCGGCAGTACAGAAGTTACCTGAAGAACATCCTCTGCCCCCGCCTGTATTGGTGCCACCTGATCTGGTAAACTGTCCCATCTCAGGTATATAGTTTGGGCTAGTCTCCTGTCCCGTTATAATCTCTGTCTCTTCCGCATCAGAACAAAAGGACACCATGACAATGCCAAGAAGGACAGACAGAAAAATAAGCCATCTACTCATAGTTTTCATATTCGTCCGGGAACTCATAGCTATCATTCCGTGCTGAATAATTAGACTTTTCTTCTTTCTCAATTAAAACTGTATTTCCTTCGGGAGCATCTTTCATGTTGGCTTCCCATGCAATCCTTGCTTCGTCCCCTATCTTTCCTTTATAGGGACAGGGCGTACCTGCCATCCACATGGCATCAAATACTCTATGATCCGAACACAGCAAGCTAACACCAGCAACCTTCATGCCCATTCCATAGAGACTGCGACTTAACTTTAACAGTTCACATGTTTCATCTGTGATAGTTATACCACTGGCAATACCAAATATTTGAGTCTGTACTGCTGCACTTTTACCGCTCTTGCATACATCTGTATTATTAACCACAACAGACGGTGCAGAGGCAGTTGGTGGAGTTTTGTCTGTGACTACCGTGGAAGACACAGTATTAGTGTCAGCGGCCCTTACATTGTGTACAGTTACCGCCGTTACAATTACTGCTATAATCCATGCAAGTAGTACACGACCCATCATTAGATACTCCTTGGTAAATAGTTATAAGGATTACGTTCTACTACAGAGCCACCTTTTTTTATCTGCCCTCCAGCGTACTTAAAAACTACCTTATTAATATGTTCAGGAAAAACTAATATCTGTTGTGACCTATCTTCAAACTCTCTAAACATAATAGAGTCATAACCTTCTTCTTTAAGTTTTTCAATATTTTCTTTTGCATATAATCTTTGTTTATTGTTGTTGACTATAAAAGGTTTCCTAAGTCCACCTAAATCAAACCTAGATATATTCTGACCAGCTAAAAGAGGATTACCCTCTATGTCAATACCCCTCATTAGTGAAGCTAAAGTTGCTTTCTCTTTTGTTTTAGGATTAATATATTCTCCTGTATCTTTTCTTTTGCCCGGTCTATTAGGGTCTGGCCTAGTCATTGGTTGAAAATCTTTTGTTGCTCTAAGATTAGCGTACTCTTCAGCTACTTTAGGATTAATAGTAAAATAAAAACCTTCCCCCATAAACTGATCGTTAGGATTACCAAACTTTATATCAAAGTAATCTTCACCTTCTTTTTCTACTCTACCCTTTGAAGAACCATGATAACCATATAAACCTGTTTCATTAGGTTGTTTTGGTAAAGACTGTTTTGTTTCTTCTGGTAAATCTTCAAATAAACGACGTAGAGGAGATACAACTTCTTGAGATACTTGTCGTACTTCTTTGGCGGAGCCGGGAGACACCATAAATAAAGGAGTAGCCCCTGCGAGTCCTGTTGCAGCCAATGCGCCGGTTACATTGCCTTCTCTTAAAGATGGAACTATTCTCTCAACCTCATCCATTCCAGCCTTTATATCGGCACCGGGACCAATTAGTTGAGCAAGTCCTGACAAACCTTTACTAAGATGCGGACCAAGAACATACCTAGCATCCCTATCAAAATCTCCAGAGACTAGATAGTCTTGCGCTCTCTCTAAAAGATTTCGATCTTCAGCCATTAGATACTCCTTGATGGGTAGTCATAGGGGTTGCGCTCTATAACAGAACCACCGCCCCTCTTATTTTTTTGTTCATCCTCTTCCAAAGCTCTTACAACTCTTGTAGGACTGCCAATAGTAGCGTCTTTAATTAGCCTTGAATAATCAGGATGATCAGGCTGTATCTTGGCTATTGCTTGCACTCTGGCCCACTGTTCATGGCTTTTAAATCCCTTTGGTTTTGGTAAGTCTTCATACTTTCCAGTCTTCTCATTAAACTCTCTAACTTTTACACCGGGAATTTTTTCATACTCTTCTATTGCAGCCAACTCAGCAGATTTTTTTTGTGCTTTAAGCGCAGCTTTAGCGTCCTTCTGTATATCGGTAGATTTTTTAGCAGGATTAATAAGGTCATAAACAATAGGTTCAGATACATTCATAAAGCGATCAGCACCGGGAAGCTTACCCACTTCAATATCTGTTTTAGGAATTTTACGGCTAATTACATCATGCTCATCATTTACAATCTGAGTAATCTTTCCTCGCTTAGAAATAGCAGTCATGTAATTAACGCCACCAAGTTCATAAGCATCTGTCGTGCCATCTCCTGTAATAACAGCAGGTTTACCTTTAAGAACTTCATCTCTATTTAAAATTTTAATACCTGTTTTATCAAGTGCTTCTAAAAATTCTTTATCAGAATTAAATCCTTTAAGTTTCTTTTCTTTGCTTGCTTTCGTAGGATGTCTTAAAAATACTGAGTTTTTTATATCTACTAAACTAGCTCTTCCTTTTTTACCTATCTTATCACTATAAAATATTCTACGACTTATCTTTTGCTCCAATTTTCCCGCTGAACCTGTGTGTACCCTTCTTATATTCATCTGATAGTTTTTCTTTGGATTGTAACCAATAGCAGGAAGAGTTTTAATTTGTTTAAATATTTCTTCAACTCCTTCTTTGCCCGTGCCTGATGGAACTAAATCACCCACTGTTTTAAAATAATCATCTACATTAAAAGTTTTAAAAGTTTTAATGTGATCTACTTGATCATAAAGTTTATGAATACCTTGTAAACCAGTATCAGGGCCATAATATTGTTTAGTCATAGCTCTTGTTTGATTACCCTGACCCACAGCTACTTTAGCAGCCGTGTTAGCCTCCTTCCTTAAAGCTTTTGCTTTTTTATCAAGTGCTTCAAATTCTTCTGTGTCAACCTTCCCCTCTTTTCTCATAGCTCTCATCTGCGCCTCTAGGGGTCTTAACTCAGCAGTTTTTTCCTCAGTAATTTTAAGCGCATCCCGGGCCACTTTTCGATCAGCCACACTAATGTTATAGTTTTCTTGAAGAGCTTTAGCTTTAGGATCATATCTAGCTCTGAGTACATTTGTCAATCCCTCTGGAACAGTCATGCCAAAAGCTGCTCCTTTTTGAGCCTGACCAGCACCCTGTCCATAAAAATTAGGAACTCTATTTTTTAAATTAGTGGCAGCTTTTTGTGCAGCCTCTTTGTATGCTCCTCTTCCAGCCCTTAATACACCTCCTGAAGGAACAAAAGGAACAAGGCCAGCAAGAAGAAAACCTAAGTTAGCGGCAGTCTGGCGGTCAAACCCAAATTCATTAATAAGAGTTCTGGTATCTGCTATGCCACCAGCAATATCCCCCACAATAGGAACAGGTGCAGTGGCCAGAGCAATCTGATCCATCGTGTCCATACCTTTAATTCCCTCATAGACATCTTCAGCCATTTGTGCATAGTCTATGTTGGGCCTCTCCATATTATACAGAGACTCTAGCTGTTCTCTCCTTTTACGTTGAGCTTCCAACATTCTTGCTTCTTCGCCTCGCACAGTTCTGCGACGAGGGGAAACCAAACTTTGCAAGCCACGTTCTTCAGCCATTACTTATAACTCCATACCCACGGACGAGGATGGTGATCCCCATCTTCCATTGTATCCAGATGTATAAACCTACGCTCAAACATACCTCGTTGAGAAACACCAATACCTGTGAACTCATGTATGATTGCCAGACGCATCAGCTTGTAAGCTTCATGCCCACCCACTACAATATCAGCAGCCCTGCCATAGATATGTGCAGAGTTAGGAGAGCCACCTATTGTAGTGTTATATGCAATGTCCCTGTATCCTGAAGAAACAATCATGGGCTTGCCATAGTCTTCTCTTAGACGTATGAGCCTTTCCATAAACTCCTCGTCCATCTGGCACTCACCTGTGCCTTTACAACGCATTTCATCTTCAGTAAAGTATTCCCAATCAGCCACGATTAATCCTTTCTAATAAACTATCCATTTTACTATCCAGTCGATCAAAACGATCCATAATCTTTTCCACATCTCTTGCAACATCTACCTTGGTAGCATATGTTTTTGGTATCTCTTCTCTTGTCTGAGATAAAAGTTTCCAAAGATTATCTATCTGTGAGTTAGTACCCCGTATCCACCAGAGAAAAGCACCGATGGCTATTGTCAGTACACCATTCCATAACATTGCTGCATCTTCAAACATCATTGCTGTTCCTCTTGATCTTTTTCAAATACTCTTCTATTTTTTATGTAATCTAATTCTATTTCTTTTTGTCTTTTTGTTATCTCCACCATTTGATCTATAGTAAATCCTTGTTCAAGTAAAGCCTTCTCTCCAAAACTTTCTAAAAATTCTAATGGATCATCTGGAATAAAAATTCCATTCTTCATATCGCTTTCAGAATTAGCCAATAAAGCAGTTAGAACTTTATCTTTGGGGTCTTTTTCAAACTGTTTTGTAGCTGCATTTATAACTCCAATAAATCCAAGTTCTTTTATTTCTTCTTTAATTTTTTTAGTTTTTGGATCACGATAACGTCTAATGTATCTAACATCTTCAAAGGTATCCATTTTACGAGCCATTGAATTAGTTACTTTAAACTTACGTTCTTGCATATCTCTATAGTAGTCAACAACTTTTTGAATATCTTCCTCTGTTCTTTTAGAGGGAGCATCTCCAAGTCCTCTATATAAAAACTCTCTATAAGCACTTCTACTTTTTTCAATTTCTCTAACATCTTGTGAAATAGAATAACCAGCAGCAGTTAATGGTCTTACAGGTAAAAAGCGTTGACCAGTTAATGACTTTATAACTGAGTCAAATGTCATAGGAAATCCTGACATTCTTTGTGCATTCCCTGCACCCATTAACTCTTCGGCACTTGAACTTGCTATTAGATTTTTAATAGCTTTAATTGTTCCGCCTTCAACAACATTTTTATATAGAGCATCTGTTCCAGCCATGAATTTATCTTTAACAGTTTGACCGGGAAGTTTATCATACAGTGGTTTACCGTTTGCATCCACACCCATGTATGCATTTAATACGCCCTGAAGAAGAAACTTAGGGCTTGTAAAGGTTCCTGTAATTAATTGTGTTGCAGATTCTTCTGCTTTATCTAAAACAGTAGAATCTATTTCATCGCTTCCGCCTAAAACTTTGCCTAATATTAATTGAAATGCTGCCCTGATATAATCTGGATAAAGCATGGTATTAGAATTAATAACCTCACCCTGAATCTGTGGCACAAATCCACCTCTTATAGCCCAATATTCTCTTTGTTCTTTTGTAAGTCTTTCGCCAGCAGTTTCATCTAACATAAAAGGTTTTGAAAACATGGGCTTTGTGCCCTTACCCCAATCAGGCGCAGTGATGCTCATCAGCTTTGTATTAGCAGGTACATTAAGTTTTGCCTGAACAATTTTTTTCTTTCCGGTTTCAGAATCAACAACTTCCATATCATAGGACGGCTCAACTAATTTGAATCCAAACATAGAACCACCATCATTAAAATAATCTATAGCTTCATACCCACCGGCCACCATAGCAGATGCTCCAGCAAGCTGTTTACTTGCCATAACAACATGTTGTTTAGCGCCCTTTTCTCCAGCCGCTAACCTTCTGCTTGCAGTAGCCATTTCTTTCAAAGCTTCTTTTACAATGTTTTTATAGGTACGTCCAGTTTCCGTAGTAAACAAAACGTAGTTACCAAAGAGGGGTGTTTTTGAAACTGACTTTGACACAGGCATAGCAATAGTATACGTAGGAACTGTATTTTTAACAAAGTCTGCCGCCATATCTTCCAACATTTCATCATGTTGTCTGCGTGTGGTGATACCTGTTACATTACCTTTTTTAGGATCATACGGATATACTTTTTTTAACTGTGCTAATTTTGTTTCATAACCATATATTTTAGCTAACGAATCAGGAAAGCTATAAGCCTGTCCAGCAACCCTCATTGTATTTTTATATATTGTATCTGGTCTTCCTCTATGAAGAAGAGCATTTTCTCGTAAAGCTCTGCCAGTTATATCTGTATTAACTATGCCCTTTCTTTTATAAAAAGCAAGTTTCTCCACTGCTTTCTTATCGTTGGTGGCAAGACCTTTAACTAAAGTTTCTAAACTTTTTTTAGCATCAATTAAAAGTTTGCGATTAAAAACTGTTCCATTAAATATTGTATTAGTAGCTGCGCCAGCAGCAGCCAAACCATATGCAGGAACATCTAAAATAGTTTCTTTAGACTGTGCAAGGGCGGTAGTTCTTCGCATGGCATTATAAGCCATACCCAAGATGCCGGGATTATTTCCCTTTGGTCCCGCTAGGTCTAAACCAAGATCAAGATACTGACCAAACTGAGGAGTTGTGTAGACATCTTTTAATAATTCAGTTGGACCTCCACCAAAACTACCCATTCTTGGTGCCGCAAAATTTTCTAAAAGATTATAGTCCACATTTCGTATAGCCGCTCCTTTAATCTGACCCTTGTCTAATAATTGAGTTTTAGCGCCGGGAAGAAATGGAATTAATTTTTGCATAGGAATAACATTACCAGCAGTTTCCTCTGCTGCTTTTGCTACTCCACGAATAAAATTAAGTTCTGCTATTAACTTTTGTTGTGCAGCTAGTGTAGCTTCAAACTTTACTATTGGGTCTTTAATTTCACCCAATAACTCTAGTAAAGGAGCATCATCTTCAACATCTAATTTTCTACCCTTTAGTACTTTAGCAGTTCCACCACGGTACTGTTTTCCAATGTCTCCAAATATAATATCAGATAAAGTAGCGTTATCGCCTCCCTTACCTTGAGACAATCTTTGAACAGCAGTTCTAACTGCAAGATCAAGCTCCTCTTCGGGAACACCTAACTGTTTAAAATAATCTCTAGCATTAATTACTTTTAAAGCTACCTCATCATCAGGCAGTTCTACTCCAGAACGTCTTGCCTGTTCTACTCGTTGAATACCAGCTTTAATTTCTTTATAATATTTTTTATTTTGAGCAGCCTCAAACATTCTGCGATAGTAAACTTGCTCACCATCAACAACAACATTAATTCTTTTATCTCCAGTTAACTCAAGAAGATCATTTATTTTATCATTGTTTCTTTGAATTTCTTTTCTGGCACCTTCAGCAACTCTAGTAAAACCTTCTGGCAACTCTTTAGAAATAGCACTATCATCTGTTCCCGATATCCAAGTTTTAAATTGATCATCACTGACGTTAAAATCTTTTTTAGCTTTTTTAATATCTTTAATTAAAGAATTAATTAAACCTTCTGAAGCACTAATTTGATTTATTCTATCTTCAGCTAACTTAGCAAATCGTTTTGGTAGCCCTGCTTGACTAAAAAATCTTCTGGCCAAAGCAGTATTAAGTTTTCCTGTAGCGTCAACTAAAGATGATATAAATCCGCTGGTGTTTCTTGAAAAAGTATTGTTCAAAACAACTTCTCCAGAGGGCCGCTCAACTACTTCAGAAGATACAAGAGTAGCATTAGGACCAGTAGAAGGAGCTTTACTGGACGCAAGTTTTGTAACTACATTTTTAAGAGACTGACCTCCAGTTCTTAACGCAAGAAGAACTACATCTATAGGAAGGCCAAGAACAGAAGTACCAGTAAATTCTTCTATATATCTTTTTCTTAATTTTTCAGCTTCAGTATCATCAGGATTTATTTCTAATGATTTTGCAAAATCTTTAATGCCTTGTGGAGCATTTTGATCTATATATGCTCCAAGCTCTAAAACAAGTTGTTCCAGTGTTCCAACATCTTCAGGATTTTCTTTAAGTTGCTCTAGCCTTTCTCTTAACTGTGGAGCTTTATTAATAATTTCTGCAAAAGTATTTTCATCAGGCCGAAGCTGAACACCAGCCTGTGTTACTCCAGCAATAACTCCAATAGTATAGGGAGATTGTTGTTTAACATTTCTAGCTAAATTAGGTAGAACCCCTTTATTTATAATTTCGTCTGCTTTATCTTTACCAAACTTTTTAACTAAAGCATCAGTGCCTTTTTTAGTTAACTTAGCACCAAGACCACCAAAGGTTAAATATGTAACCAGTTCAGCAGCAAGTTTTTCTTCTTGATTTAAATATTGTTTTGGATCAATTCTATCTATAAAGTTTTTTACAGCAGCAGTAGGACCAAAATCAGATACTTCTTGTTTAATTGAATCCATAGTTTCTGGCGCTATTAAAGTTGAAATATTATATGTAATTTTTGGAATAGCTGCGGCAGTTTCATAAGCGGCTGTTCCTATTATTTTAGATGCACCCTTTTGTGCTTCTGCCTCAAACTTATTTTTTTCAGCTAGAAAATTTAAAATATTATCAGTATCAAATATATTACTAATTATATCAGTAGTAGTAGGTGGCTGTCCTGTTGCTTGACGAACATCACGATCTGTCTCTTCAAAGCCTGTAGCACCGCTAGGCTCTACATCAGGTTCTGGTTCAGGTGTGGGTACAGTTTCAGCGTTTTCAGAAAGATGTTTTTTAATTCTTTCTAAAGCTTCTTCTTTTGACAACTCAGCAGACAGGTCATAAATCTGCCCCTGATAACTGTATCTTTGTCTTTCAGCCATTTTAATTTTTAATCTAAAATAACAATAGGATTTTTAATACTTCCATCTGCTACTGCTTTCATTACAGCGTCGTAAGCCTTACCTTTATTTCTAGTTCTTTCTGCTTCGCTTACAAACAGAGTTCTTGCCCTAGCCATTGCTTCCAGAACAGGTTTTTGTTCATCTTCTTCAAGAGGCCTCTCATCCTTGCCTCTAAATCCAATTATTTCTCCATCATCATTACGTATTATTTTATAGTCATATGACCTTGCAACATCTTCTTCTACTCTGTCCATATCACCTTTATTATATTTAATAGGATCGCCCTGTCTATCTTTTTGAGCTTTTGCTAAAGCTCCTCTTATTTGAGCAAACTTTAATTCATTAGCAATGTCTTTATCTATAATACTATCTATTTCTTTTGCCTGTGCTGCGGGAAGAGTTTCTTTAGCAAGGTTAGCCAAATCTTGCAACTGTTGAACACTTATATCTTCTTGTTGTTGAGCAAGCATTTCTCCCTTTTCAGTTTCAAATTTTAACTTTGCAAAATCTGCTTTTGCTTTTTTATCTGCTGCTTTTTGTGCATCTTGAGCTTTAAATATTGCAGCCGTTCCTTTTGATAAAGCTTCAATAAAACCGGGGGGTGCTACTTTTTCAGGATCAGTAGGCTTTTCATAAACAGCCTCTACACCAGCACTAATTGCAGACATTGGGTCTGATGGTGTTGGCGCTAGTGATTGCAGACCCTTTTTAGGATCATCATAAAATGCACGTCTAGCTTGTTGCCTTCTTGTAACTCCTTCACGTTGAGCTTCTAATTTATCCAATGCAGCTTTAAATTTAGCAGTAGACATAAGTGGCTGACCTGACCTTCGGTAAGCTTCTCTTGCACTTTGAATTCTACGAAGAGGGGAAGATTCATATATAGCTGGATCACCAGTTAATGCTTCAACTAAACTTGGGTCCATAGAACCACGACCACCTCCACCAAGAATTTGTGTTCCATTCCGTCTGTTAACAACAGGTAAAGACGCTAAACCACCACCTTTACGAGCAAATATATTTCCAAATGCAAAACCCGTAGGATCAACTTTACCACCCCCAAAGCCACCACCACGACCAAAGATATTCAAACCAGTAAGACCCAGACCAAGAAGCTGCTGTCCCATAGAAGTTGAGGGTTGCAGCGTTCCTTGAACTATCCCTGTTGTATCAGGTTGTCTTAGGAATGGATTACCATAAACAAAACTAGAGTACTGAGCAAGACTACTTTCAGGAAACTGCTCACGCTCAATAAACTCTGCAAACTGTTCATTCAACAAAGCCTGTGCTTCAGCACGATCTGCTTGAGCAAGCTCTTGTTGCAGACCTCGTTCAGCCAAACCAATATTAAATCGCTGTGTTCCTAAACCAGAGATATCAGCAGCTTTTACACGTTCTCTCTCAACCTGATCACCAAACCTTTTATAAGCATCCTCAAAAGCTTTCTGTTGTCCAATGGCCTGTATATCTCCTAGTTGCCTTTGCAGTGCCTCTCCAAGCACTCCAGCCTGTACCCCAGCCCTTGTTCCAAGACCAGACATACCTCCTGCCTGTACAGCCTGTGCCTCAAACTGAGGCTTGGTTACTCGCTCAAAGTCTTCTACAGCCCTTCTTTTTGCAACATCAATAACAGCCTGTTGATAAGGATTCATAAATGCTTCGGCTTGATCAGTTGTAAAGGCAGTGGGCGTAGCCCTTAATCTAGCCTCCTGTTCTGCACGATAAGGTTCTTGTGTTCCAACCAAACTACGAAGTCCTTCTATTGCAGCCAGTTCTTCGGGGGTTCTGGGCGCAATAGTCTCGCCGGGAAATTCTTGATAACCCTGTTCTCTACGTTCGCCATAAATCTGCTGTGCCTCTTCAAGAACTTCCTTGACAAAAGGAGCGATCTCTTCCGGCAACTTTTGAGATGTTATGGTGGTAGTTGTGGTTGGAACTGGTTTGGTTCTACCGAATAAAAAATCTAAAAGAGCCATTATATTTTCCTTATCCTATATTTGACTTTAAAGCCTGTTGCAAAGAAGCAAGGCCATTGATCTGGTTAGGCTGTTTGGTTGTGCCAAAGGCTTCTTGCCGTATATCTTTAATTGTTTCGTCCAGTACTTTTGCACCAGCATCAGAACTTCCGTTGCCCAGTGCGGCCACCGTGGCGGCATCTACAATATACTCATCAGGACTAACAGCAAGAGTTGCAACCTGCTGTCCTTCAGCCCTGTCTACTATGGGCATGTAAACATTATCCTGCATACCATGACCCTCACCGGGAACCATGCCTGAGTATCCCTTATAAACCATGCCACCACCTCTGGCCTGACGCATACGCATCATAGCAAGATTGTCCAGTTGCGATTCAGTTCTTAGTGCATCCTGAACAGCTTTTACTCTAGCCATTCTACGTGGATCAGATGGCATGGGCTGTACAGGTGGTCTTGTTTGTTGTGGAGGCATTTGCATGGGAACAGCACCAGCCTGTTCCTCCATCTCTCTTTCCGCCGCATCCTGATTGGAAATAGTTAAAATATCTTTTGCAGAATTAAGCTGTACTTTGGTAACACCAGCCCTTACAAGTAAGTTATCAAGCGCACTTAATTTAATAGTTTCTTTAATATCTTTATTTATATTCATTTTATTCTTCCATAATTAGACTGAGAGAATGTTTGATCTGCAATAAAGTTACTATTATTATTATATACCGAATCTTTTATTTTTCCAAATTCTTTTATCTTCTGATCCATGCGAAATCTACTATGATCAATAAACTGACCAGTATTCAGATTACCAAAAAAAGTGCTGGTATTAATAAGATTAATGCGATCTCTGTTGTCCATTAGTTTAAGTCCTGCCAAGATGTTTCTGATCCTAGACTTACATACCCCTTAAACTTCCCTGTGCTTGCCGAGTATGCAATGTCTCCTTTTCGTGGTCTTCCTATGCTGGTAACAGTTACAACACGATAGATGTTACTTGCTGGTGTGCTTTCTGATACCGTATCTCTATTGTTAAGTTCATTAATTAGTATTGATCCCCATCGTTGTATTTCACTGTACATCCGCTTAATATCATCCGTGGACATATTCTGCGGAAGGGTTGGGTATCTTGCCATTACCTTGCTCCATCACCTTGTATGCCAAGCCTGATCGCTCCCCAACGCCAGCTTGCATTATTAGAACCACAAGATACCCGTACCTTTGCTTGCCTTCCTCTACTTCTAAAATTTACCTTCTCTGTTGTATTCGTTATATCAAATTCTTTTGTTACAGAATCAGTGCTTTCTGGATACTGCTTGGTTGTAAATTTCATTTTTATTTTACCACCAGACAAATCATAGTCAGGAATAATCCTGTTCATAAACATGATAGCGTTACCATCATCAATGTCAAAATCACCAGACTCAACAAAAGATGGAAGCGTTTCGCCACTGCCCGTGAAGACAGATACAGGTTCATTGTTGTATATATTATTACCAGCAGCAGTAACGCCTGTTGTAATTGTGTTTCCAAAGACTTCCTTATCTGCAAATGTTGTAAAGATCATTTCACCATAAACCCAGTAGTTATCTATTGGATTATATATTACATACTTATCACATTCAGTATTTGTACCGGAAGCATAAAGCCAGATAATTTCATTAAACTCTGAATTTAATCCTGCAAATACTTTATCATAATAATTTCTATTTATATCATCAAAAATATATCTACGAACTGTGCATGGAATATCTTCCACCTGACCAGTAAATCTATGGAAGTTGTCATATCCCATCCAGTAGGTAACACCACCAAAGTCAATACCTGCATGTGGCCCCACCATTCCACAGTTTGTACCAGCCTGTGTAAATCTAAATGTAAATGGTGGTCCTGCAAACTCCATCAACCATAGTGCGTTATCGGTCCAGATGTTAATGGCATTCTTGGAACGAACAGCACCAATAATTTCTGTACCATCAGTAAGAACAACCTCACCGGAAGTAGAGCTTACTGAAGGAACCCAGTTAGTCCTATCATCCTGATCTGACCATCTCACCAGCATTGGATTAAACGTACCACTTACCGTGGCTGTTGCTGAGTATTCATTCGTACCAAGACAGATAAGATGTCTATCATTTGGTGATACAATAATAGAGTTACTTTGAATAGGAGAAGTAGTAACTGATGTTGCTCTGGTGGGCAGTACAGAAGCATCACTATCAAAGTAGAATATATTACTGCCCTTACGATTAGCTACAACATCTTCTCCCCAGTTGTCCAGACTCCACTGAGTAATATCAAACACAATGCCAGATGATCCAGCAGATGCAGGTTGATTCCATGCTCTTGTGTCTGACGCACAGACAGTAGCCTGATATCTGGCAGCACCATAACCAAGACCAGCAGCAGCTATAGAATTACCAGTAGGTATATAATACTTAAATGTTGCTGACCCTACATCACTGCCCGTTGCATTGGCTGCATCCGTAACAGATATTGTAAATACATTTGCACTTTCCACAGAAACAACCTGATATGTATTCCCCTGTAGACTAACATTGTTAAAAGCTGCCGATGATGTAAATAATACATAATCACCTACAGCCCTACCATGCGCTGCATCAGAACAACAAACCCTTGTACTGCCAGATGAAGTACCAAACACGTTGGCAAGTGTAACTGCCGTTGTTATGGGAGTAATATCATATATTACATCACCTTCATGTGCATACAGCTTGTCAGGTGTTCCAAAGATTGCTCTCTTCTTACTGTCAGAATCTGACCATGTAAGTAAGTCTCTGGCAGAACCATCAAAGGTTGCCCCTGAAGCCCTTGTCTCATAGCCACGCATGTTCTCCGGGCGACCTGCACGAAAGCGTACATAGTTACCATCAAACCAACGCTGGCCTTCAGCATAGGGCGTAGTTTCCCTATGAAAGCCTTGTTGAAATTCAAACTTTGCTAGTCTTGTTGCCATTATCGTTTAAAGTTCTTTACAAGAATTGAATCAACTTTAGTGGTAGTTCTTACTGCATAGAATAATACATCTACAGCCGCTGATGTAGTTGTAAGAACAGGAACATTACCTGCCGGAAACTGATAAGCTGTATTATAACTTAGTGTGCGATTTCCAGTAGCATCTTGAATAATAAAGATATGACCAGATGCTCCAATATTAGTAGAAGTATTAGTAGGTGCAGCAAGAGTTCTATTACCTGCAAGAGTTACAGCAAAGACATTACTGTTATTAAGATCAGGAACTACAGAAGCTGCATCTGTCAAAGTAACGATGGGGGCAAAGGCACCTGTCATAAACTTACCCTTACCAGAAACAGTAACCGTACTTCCAAAGTATGCGGCCCCACTAACAGTCAAAGTTGAACCTAAACTAACCGCTCCTGTTACAGTAAGAGTTCCGCTTACACTTGCATTACCACTAACATTAAGATTACCACTTGCTGTAATATTAGTAAATGTAGTCTGTGCTACAGGAAGAACAGTTGTTCCGTTTGTGACATACATTGCCGTGGAATCACCAGTAATAGTTACACCAGTATTACCAGCTACCTTCAGAACAATAGCATCAGTACTATCATTATAAGAAACAGAATTTTTTACAACATATGATTTTGAATTATTAGGAATAAGAACATTAATTGTATCATGCGCCCCACCAACAGTTCCTTTAAACTCAAGAATAGCAGAACGTGACTGATCACCTGAACCTTGAGTTTCTGTCAAAGTAACAGTTGCAGCACTACCTATTGATACAGTAGTGTATCCAGCGATGGCATCATCAACAAGACTGATAACTCCATCGTTGAGGATTTGTCCCCAACTATTTGGATTTTCCCCGTCTGCTTGTTTTGTTAGACGAAGATTTGTTGTGTATGTGCTTGCCATTAAACTGCCTTTCCTTTGTCTTCTTTTTTACATTCTGCTTCTATTATGTGAGAAGTCGGTACTTGTTTAACAATATCTTCAATTATTTTAGTATACAAACTACAATCATTCTGACTTGGAAATGGACCTGTAACAGATCGTTCTATAACAGGCTCTCCAGTTGGTAGTATAGAAATTATAATAACTGAAATAAAATAATACATTAATCTCCTAATTCAGGCCAATCGTACAATATACCAGACTTAGTTATACTACCGTCTGCATTAGTTGTGTATGTCACGAATAGTGCAGCTATTGCATCTGTATCTGCTGCATTATCTATAGCTGTTTCCATTTGTGTAGCTTTTGTACGAATGCCATCCCTCCATGTTTGAATATTACTAGGTATGGCCGTTCCATTGTCAGCCTTACGAACTATTACCCAATCTGTTTGACTAAGCAAAGCTCCTTGTTGATTTTTAACTTCTTGTTTAAGATTATACTTAACTCCACGAGTAACAACTTGATTACCATTTTCATCTAAGATAGGATCACCGTCTTCATCTACTTCATTAATATCAGTTAAAGACTTTGCTGTTTTAGTTATCTTACCATTTGAATCCATAGACCACTTATACAAGCGGCTGTCAGGTGGTGTATCTTCTATTACTTCAACAACACCAGCAGCAGCCTTTTCTGTGGCAGACCAGATATGCCAGTTAGCAGGATTTTGAACTCCATTATCAGCAGTCCATGCCTTACCTACTCTGATTGTTCTGCCATTATGTTTCCACATTACTTTATTCTCCTATCGGGCGGTTGCATGTTTAAATGCTGCTTCAGCGATAGCCATGTAAAAATAATCACCACCGCTTGCATTCATTGCAGTATTTGTATTTCTCACCTTAAAGCCATTGGAATAAAAAGAACACCTACGACTGCCAGTGGGATTATCTTCTTGAGCATTGTTATCATTCAAGTTAATTTTATTATTCATATCATTACCTGCGGTTGGATTATCCCCAGCCGTACCGGCAGGTGAACCAAAATTTGCACTACCTCTTGCTGTATCAATAACATTCCAGCCTTCAGCACCATCATATCTCCGAACCAGCAAGTATCTGGGTTTCAGACCTGTATAAACAAAAGGTCCGTCTGTTGATCCATTGCCCTCATAAGTTCCAATTTTACAATATCCTTCAACATCTGCAAAACAGTAAGCTATGTTATCTTCAGCAGTTGTTTGTGAAGTTCCCACCGAAACAACGGTTGATGTAGGTGCTGTGTTTTGCCACATATTTGTATCAGTTGCGGGTGCGGTACTTGCATTTAGAAAAATTTTCTTACCAACGCCCATATCTACATTAAGCACTTGCCAGTTGGTTGCGTCCTCTAAGTTTTTTACAAACACCATACGAGGGGCTACGCCAAGCCCATGTCCGAAAGTGATGTTGACATTTCCACCGGGATTAAACTTACAAATTGAAAATCCTGCTGTTGTATTGGCAGATACCGTAGAAGTCACACTTCCGTTAGTGTTGCTGCTGCCGCTGCCGCCAGCTTTCCATTGCCATGCAACATGATCATCTCCGCTTGTATTAACTTCACCCCTATTACCAACAGTAAATCCGTTTGAATTAAAAGCAGTTACTCCTTCAGATTGAGTTGATTCTGCACTAGTAGCCGATGAATGAATAGCTTTTGTAGTACCCCTCACAGCATCATAAAGATCATGCTCATTTCCGTTTGTGTCCATATTTTTGACCCAAACAAAATCGGGCTGGAATGTGCTGTCTTCAACTTGAGTGACTGTCTTTCCGCCGCTACCAATTGCTGTGCCATTTCCTTCATATACCGTTGGTTGAAAATGGGCCGATGGATCAGGAATGGCTGGGTCATCTAAATTAGCTAAGGATAAATTCTTAAATCCTGTGACTGTCGTTTCCCAACCGCTTTGACCAGCATCAAGTATTGCCCCAGCGTTGGAATCAGTTCCGCTGTACACCATAGCATAAGGCTGTCGGGCTGTAGATAAACTAGTACCGTTCAAGTCCAAAATCGAATACGTTGAAGTGTCTGCAAATGTCCCAGAGGTAGCTTCATCCGCTGCAACGCCGATCTTTCCGTTATCCATGTCAAAAAGAAGTTGAAAAAATGTTTGAGCAGCAACTGTGGGTGGACCAGTATCAGCGACGAGAGAACCACCAACTCGTGTGACGAAGTTTCCGTCTAAAGTGTTGTAACGAATTTGAACTACGCCATTGGCATCAAGATCACCGTAGGTTGTCGCACTATCAGGCGCACACAATCCAACTATAATCTGTTGATAGCTACTGGCTGACTTAAATCGTAATGCCCACTTGCCCGTGTCAGGCACGAGCAGGTTCAAGCGGGTGTTTGTCCAACCCGATGTTCCGACATATTGCAAATTACCGTCGCTCAATGTGCCAGCACCGGACGAAAGCGGATTAAATGTAGGAAGGTTATTAGTCGGGCTATCCTTAACCTGATCTGCCGCAGCCAAGCCACTGCTGGTAAAGTCGTTGCCGTTGCCACTGCTATCGTTACCAAGATCAGAACTGTCTTCACCCTTCAGATAGAACCCGTTGTTACCATAGGAACCGCCATAGGTTGTTGGCACCCACTGGCCTGTACTGCTGCTTACTTCGCCAAAATCAGACGCTTCTTTAGCTGTGCCATCAATAAAATGTATTTCAGACAAATAGCCATCAAAGTAATTAGCGGCAGTATGACCTTCACCAATTCTGTGATCTAAAGCATTATTAAAAGCTTGTTCTTCGTTCAGACCGGGGGTTGAATTTCTGTCCCATCCTTCAGTTTGTTGTACACCATTAATATAACACTTAAAACGATTATTCGCAGTGCTTTGCGTAGTATCATACACAAAAACAAAATGATACCAAGCTGCTGTATCAGTAAATTCCTTTTCAAGCTCCCAATTCAATGCAGTGGTGCCAGACGTTTCATTGTTGAAAACCAGCTTGTTCATTCCTCCATTGCCACCATCGCCTTGGTCAAACTCAATAATACCTTGCGCACCCCCTCCAGCAGCTACCGAAAAAAACATTTGCCTTGTACCAAGAGCGCATCTTTTCATCCATAGACTATATGTCCAAATTTTACGATTACTTGCAGTACCCAAAGTACGAGACAGATGAGCAGAATCGCCGTCATTAAAACGAATACTTTGCTCTATATCATATCCGCTTGACTGACCAGCAGCACCCATGAGAAGATTATTACTAAATACCATTCTTATTAATCCTAACTATAAGCTTGTGTCATAACTGCTTGAATATTTTCAGCAGTATTATCAGAAGAAATAGATACCACAATATAGTCTAATCTATCCATTGCATTATCATCTGTTGATAGTGTTGGGGCCGTACCTCCAATAAAGTTCCAACAGGCATTATAAGCAACTGTACCAGAACCACCATCCTGCATCAGAAGAATACTACCAACCTGTCCTACTCTTGCATTGGTAGGCCGTGCCAGCGTATGTGCAGCAGTAACAGAGGTAAAGAAGTTCTGCGCTATACCAAAGTTCAGAGATACAGAAGTTATACCATCAATGGCAGTTGTATGTACAGCAGCCGCCGCTGACTCACTTAACTGTAGTTGTCCTTCCAGAGAAGTATTGCCAGATACTCTGACGGTACCAAGAAAACCAGAGTTACCCGTAGCTGTTACCGTGCTAAGAAGATTGGTTGCCCCACCAACGCTCAGTGTAGAATTAAGACTTACAGCACCAGCTATTGTTACGGTACTGGCAAAGTTAGATGCTCCACCAACACTAAGTGTAGAGTTCAAGCTTACTGCACCAGCTACTGTAACAGTACCTCCAAAGTTTGAGTTACCTGAAACAGAGACATCATCTTCAAATTCTGCTTTGCCCGTTGCAAGGAATGTTCCTCCAACAGAAGTATTACCAGCTATATCTACTGTACCAGAAACAGATACTGCATCTTCAAAGATTGCTACTCCGGCTACCGTTACAGTACTTCCAAAGTGTGCTGCACCTCCTACTGATAGTGTAGAAGCCAAGGACACTGCCCCACCTACAGTAACCGTACCGCCTATGTTTACATTACCTGAGACTGAAACACTATCTTTAAATGTACCAGCACCTACTACAGTAACAGTACTTCCCAGATTAGTTGCTCCACCCACACTCAGAGTAGATGCAAGAGATACTGCACCTGTAACGCTGAGTGTACCACCAATAGATACGTTACCGCCAACGGCCAAGTCACCACTAACAGATACATCTCCATCATAGGTAATTCCTCCAGCAGCAAAGAGCGTTCCACCAACTGAAACATTACCGCCTACATCCAGATTGCCGCTTACAGACATGCTGTCTTCAAAGATGGCTTTTCCGGCCACTGTGACGGTACTGGCAAGATGGGTGGCCCCACCTACTGAAAGAGTCGAGTTAAGGCTCACAGCCCCTGCTATGGTCACTGTAGAGGCAAAGTTAGCTGCACCACCTACACTAAGAGTTGATGCAAGGCTGACTGCCCCACCTACAGTTACTGTACCACCAAGATTTGTATTACCGCTTACACTTACATCATCTTTAAATGTCGCCGCTCCAACAGCAGTTACTGTTCCGCCTACATATAAATTTCCGCCAATAGTTGCATTATTAACAGATACATTTCCGCTAATACCTACATTTGTAAGATTAGAACCATCCCCATAGTAGGCACTTGCACATACCCGTGCATTTGCTGCTTGAACATTAGCACCAGCAATAGTTACTGTGCTTGCAAAGTTAGCTGCACCACCTACACTAAGAGTTGATGCCAGACTTACCGCACCACCTACTGTGACTGTGCCGCTAAGATTAGTATTACCGCTTACTGATACATCATCTTTAAATGTAGCAGCGCCGACGACATTGAAGGGACCACTAACTGATACACTACCACCAGCATGTATAAATCCTGATACAGAGATGTTTGTGGCAATGCCAAGTTCGGCTTCCACGTTTGTAAGATTAGAACCATCACCATAATAATATGCAGCAGTTACATTTCCAACTACATTTACATTACCACTTACCGATACATCATCAGCAAAGTTTGCAATGCCTCCTACACAAACAGAAGAAGCAACATCCAAACGTCCGCTAACTGAAACATCATTGTCAAACTCCGTTTTTGAAGTGAAGGTGGCCGCACCAGCCGCTGCAAATGTTCCGCCAACCGATACATTATTTTTAAGTATTGCTGCATTCTCTACTGTAACTGTAGATTTAAATGTTGCAGCCCCAACAGCCGTTACTGTGCTTTGAAGCTGTGCTGCACCTGATACAGTTACCGTGGAACCAAAGTGTGCAGCCCCACCGACTGATACAGTGCTTTGCAGATGTGTAGCGCCAGCCAGAGTAGCTGTACCGCCAACATAAAGAGTGCCCCCTACCGTGGCATTGCTTACTGATATATTACCAGCAATCGTTGCAGTCACACCAGAGAGGTTTGACCCATCTCCATAGAAACTGCTGGCACATACTTTATCATCTACATGTAAGTTTCCATCCAGAGATACCGATCCATCCACTCCTAATGCACCAGTAATCTGAATTGCATTGGTTGCTACCTTCAGGGCGGTATTATTTCCATCACCAGTTTGTACAGCCTTCAGGGAAGTATTTACACCAATGTTACTTGCAGACGAACTAACAAGTATTACCTGCTTATATGTATTTGATATTAGTTGACTTGTTAAATCGGTCATATTAGATTCCAATATTTATCTGTTGATCCCCAAGCACTTGAAGCTTCGCTCCATGTAAGATTTCTACCGCCCGTATCTGGACGAGGATTGAGAATAGCTGGATTATCTCTTACATCAGGTACTTTATTCTGAGGATGGTTCTTCAGATCAAACTGTCCTTCAAAGTCTTCTGGGCATACCAGCATCCCATAGCTATTCATTTGCATTACTCTGTGTGGATATACAAACCCACACACATCACACATAGCCAGAGCATTTTTATTACTAGCCATTAGATATACCTCAATCTAGGCACTACATGCATAGAAGCACGTTCTCTATCTTCCTCCATTGCTCTGGCTAACAACTCTTCATAGTTTGCCTTCAGCATCATAATCCTGTTTTCAGGAACAAGAGGACGCTTCATTGCCATGTAGTAGGCAAGACCACAGGTAAGGCAAGGCAAAAATCTTTTAGGTACATCTGCATTTTGTATAGCAGATTTATCTACATCCTGAAGTTCAGAAAAAATTTCCATCTTCAAAACATCTGTAGAATTTTCAGGAATAGGCCATAAAGACAGAGTAGGATTATCACGCCCTCTGCGAATAGAATACTGAGTGGGACGGCCTGTCTGAGTCTTGTTAGGAATGAGAAGATATTCTTCAGGAGTTATACGTTCAAGTTGTATATCTGTATCATCTCTGTTAAGAACAACTTCCAGAGCATCTACAGTAGAAGAGGAAAGAGAGTATGCTGTAACACTTGCTGATACAGTTACACTGGAAACAGAAGTGGTCCAGAGAAGCACACCCCTGTTCTGCCAATCTTTAAGCATGAGGTTGATAGAGCGACGTGCAGAAGCAGGTTCGTGACCAAGGGTGTCCTCACCCCCGATCATTTCCGTAGCTTCTTGTATAACCTCGTCTATGTCAAGGTTAAAGTCATATGTGCCTGAAACTGCCATTAGGTTCTATACCTTTTTGTTTTCCGTGCTATCTTTTTGGGCTGCTTCACGAACTGCTTCCCGGCAGCAGTCCCTTTTCTCTTTGCTCTGGTGGTCGCTGCATATTCCTTTGACGATAAAGCCTTGATTGCCTTCTCCGGTAAATACCTCTCCCCAGTTTGCCGTGATGGTTTGCCTGACTTTGTTCGCCATTTTTGCTTGCTCCATTTTGAAAGTTTATTACTTTTTTTCTTCTTACCTTTGTAAGTTCCACCAGCATCCTTATAATACTTAACGGCAAGCTGCATAGCTCTGGCAGAATGTTTGCCGCCCATCTTGCGCTTTGCTCTGGCCTTTGCTGCTGCCCACTTCTTTGGGTCACGCTTAGTGGCTGTACCGCCTTTCTTACGCTTAATCATTTCTTATGTATCTTCTGAACTTCAAAGCTGGCTTTCTTGGAAGCGCCCTTATGCGGCACATAGCCACCTCTAGGATTCTTCATAAGCTTAAAGCCCTTTCCAGATTTCATCCAGTGATATCCCTTGGGAGCATCTACAGCTTTTTTCATCAACACCTCCACCGTTTACGAGCTTGTCTTAATCGACTGTTAGGATTTCTAGCAGCCTTTGGAAACTTCTTCATTTGTCCAGCAGACCTTGCACAGTATGACTTGCGCCTTGCTGCACGTTTACCTTTAGGATTTTTTTCAGTTACAGCAGTCTTTAGTTTAGAACCGGGATTCTGTCTACGATATTTGGCAACGCCCTTCTTGGTCATGCCAGCACCAGCCTTGGTAGGACGTTTCATGCCCCGACCAATGGTAATGCCTTTCATATTGCTAGGTTTTCTTTTTCGCTTTACTGCCATATGTATACCTGTATTTATTATCTAGATAGTTACAAAGTTCTTGCCAGTAGTTATCAAAGTCTTTATAATTATTTTTGTCAGGTTTAATTTGACTATAATCAATTAATGTATAGTCATCGTATCCTTCCTCTACAGATTTATTATATCTTTCAAGAAATTCCTCAGTAATCATATAGTGATTAATCTTCTACTTTAAAAGCTTTACCTTGTTCGTAGTCTTCATCAACTACAACATCCTGCGGTGGACCTTTAACATCTGGTCCTTTACGTGCAGCACCGTAGCCTTGTCCAGTAGGACGGCCCACGATCTCATCAAGATCAATAGGGCGCTTTAAAAGTGTGTGTGGTCCCGGCATCTAACTTCTCCTTTTGCGTTTCTTACGTTGTGCCTCGCTAAGTGCGATAGCTATAGCTTGTTTCTTAGTCTTAACTTTTCTACCAGAGCTACTTTTAAGTTTGCCCCGCTTATATTCGCCCATTACTTTTTTAACTTTTTTCTTACCGGGGCGAGTAACTTGTTTCCTAATACTGGAGCGATTAGTCATAGCAAGCGTTTACAAGGTCTTGTCCACTCATATTATTTTTAATAACCTTACCACTATGTTTACGTTTATAAACTTTGCCGCCGCCCATTTTCTTATATACTTTACCGCCACCATATTTTTTGTTATTAGCACCCATCATTTCAAAATCAGCACCACTAATCTTACCATCTTTATTAGCATCTAATTTTTTCTGACCGCCAATTAATCCGCCGCCAGCCATTTTATCAAGCTGTCCGTAATCAATCCCTACACCAGAAGCTTCTAGTTGTTCTTTCATAGTAGGACGGCGTTTCATTGGTCCCGGCTTTGCTTTAATAGTTGGCACTTTAGGAGGTGTAGGTTTTTTCTTAGGACGGGGAACAGATTTATTTTTTTTGTTTTCAACATCTTTTCCAGTTAAAAATTTATGCATCTTCGGAGTAGATGCGCCTGTAAAAATACCCCCAGCATCATCTACACGTTTGTTAGCTCTTCGGGCTGCTTCATCTATTTTCTTTGTAACTTTTCGTGAACGTAAACGACCCCTACTAGGATGTTTTTTACGGTTATGATTTTTTTTAGACATTAGCTTGCTCCTTGTATAATTGTATTGGGTCCACCAGCAGGAGAACCAGCAACTGCCATATCATCCTGTCGAGTACGCCGTGCTTGATTTCTAAGTTGATCTATTGCCATTTGATATTGTTGTTGCCATACAGGAAGAGTATTCCAATCTTTCATAAACAGGGTAGCTTCCACCATGCAACCAGCAAATAGAGCATCATAGCAATACTCACTGAAATAGTTTGTGGTTGTTACGCTGGTTCCTGTAGCGGAAGCAAGAGCAACGGGCTGTGACTGTGATTCAACTTCTAATGTAACCACCGATACTGGTGTAGGTACAATACGAATAGAAGAATTGGTTCTGCGACTATAGTATCTGGGCGTTCCTGTAGAGGCGCTCACAGGCCAATAGTCATTTACATATTCATTTGTTCTTTGAAGAAGATTAGTCGTACTTGTTGCGCTGCTAACTTTATAGTTAACATTACGAATAATAAGAGTACGATCATTCAAAGAAACAGTACCAGCATTTCCAGCCGATACTGACACATTGGTATATTCGCTCAGACCTACATCGTCCAAGTCCTTTACCAATCGAAACTCTGTTTTCTTTACAAAAGCAGATACCTGCGTAGAAAACTCCGTAGAGTCATTCTCCGTTGTATTAATCAGGTCTGTCTTGAGATAAGCATAGTCAGGCATGACTAGCCAAGCATAGCAGTTAGAACGCAACCATCAGTGGGACCGGAAACACTGACCACACCATACACCGCAACACCCATGTCACCAATGTAAATGTCAGACGCTTCATTAGCTGCTACCTGAAACTTAATAGCTGTACCCTCTGCTGTCTTGTTTGTAATCTGACGTTGGCCCTTAATCGAATAGGAACCAGCAGCAGACGCTACAGCATGAATAGCCATGATGCGAGTGGTGCTTGGAATATTAGCATCAGCAGTTCCATTGCTCCCTACAGTCGTATCATCCTCAACATATTTAAGAACGGCATCACCAGTAGCTATTGCAACTTTAATATTTGTAGCCATTTATTTCTCCTTTAAGAATAAGAAGAGAGTGGCCGAAGCCACCCTCCCTTATTTTGCTGATTAACCAGCACTACCAAACCAGCCACGCCAATCCGAGACGCCGAAGCTGTAACGCTCACGGGCCTTGAACCGAAGGTTGCCGGTGTCGAAGTCCGGTTCCATCTTGGTCTGAAGCGGCGACCGCACAAACATTTTCGTGCCGTTCGGAACGTCCGTCTTGACAAACCACGCATCCGTGTCAGTGAAGCGACGGTTAATGAAGTAACCTTCAGGAACCATGCCCATGTGACGGGTTGCGTTGATGGCGTTCGTGTTCGGGTTCGCATCAGCAGCACTCGTCTGAGTGTTACCGGGAGACGAAAGAACACGATCTGCAACCGCCCAGTAATCAACCGGGATATGCAGAGAAACAGCACTTGCACCAATCAGAATACCACGATCATCTTTGATCTTCTGAATGGAGGTAAGCGCAGTTTCAAGAGTTGCTTCTGACAGGTCAGCCGCACCAAGAAGGTTGGACTGGTTGCCATCAGAAATCGTCGGGTGAGAAGCGGAGAAGAACGCAGCACCATCACCAATGGTATCGGAGAAACCATTATTGTAGATGTTAGCAGCCTTCACCTGCTTCGTGTTCGCCATTGCACGGGCAAGGCCACGAGCACGAAGTTTGGCGAACGTGTCATAAAGATTGTCTTCCATCGCTTCTTCGGTGACGGCAAAAGCAAGCGCAACGGTTTCCGCCGTATAACGGGCCGTGTAGCTTTCCTGTGCGTCATCATAAGAAACCGATGCACCTTCACCCTTGGTCGGGGCGGTGCCGAAGCCCGTGAAGAGAACTTCTTCTTCAAAGGCACGGTCAGAGTTTTCAATCTCATAAAGAGGCTCATGTTCGTTGTTAACCTCTCCATACTCCATCCCAAAAACGGCGTTAAGACCGGGAAGGAGTTCTTTACTAATACTAGCTCTATTAATAGCCATGATAAATCCTCCCTATTAAGCCGTTGACGCCGTAGCCGTTACAAAACGGTCACGGTGATGGTTGAACCATACTTCTAC